TTCTAAGCCACTTAATTCTACAGTGTTAATAGTTGTGATTGTTCCAAGAGAAGATGTAATTTCTAGTCCTGTTGGTTTAACAGAATAGTCTACACCCCATCCAGATATGCCCCACTCTTGTCTCCCCCATCCTTCAAAGTTAGAAGATTCGGTTGTTCCTACAGCAGATGTAATTTCTAGTCCTGTTGGTGTTACGATAGTTTCTAAATCAACAGTAGGAGGAGTAAAATTAACATCTATTGGTCTATCAGAAAGATCTAGATCTACCACTGTAGTTGGAGTTCCAGAAGCAGTTCCTTGTGCGGATGTTATTGATAAACCTGTTGGCTCAACAGAATATTCAACTCCCCAACCAGAGTTGTCCCATTGTTGTCTTCCCCAACCCTCAACGTTAAAAGATTGTGGTGTTCCTAATGCAGATATTGTTCCAGGAGAAGTAATAGATACAACTACTTCATCAGATTGCCATGTGTTAGCACCCCAAGTGTTATTTCCCCAGGTTGATGCCATAAGGAAGACCTCCTTATGCTAATCTTATGATTGCGTTAGTTGCGTCTGCTGTTGGAAATTGAATTGTGAATGTTCCACTTGTTACAGTTTTATCTGCACCAAATGCAATTACTGCGCAAGCAGGGTCACCAGATGCTGAATCATTGTAAATTACCGCACCGTTTGCAGTAAACGACGCTGAAGTATAACTCACATCAGAAAAATCACAAAGAGCTGTTGTTCCAGAACTAGTTGGAGTTACACTCGTAAGAGTTGCACCTCCTGCAGTGTATGCAGTTCCAGATGAATTTGTAATTTCATTTGAAGTTGAATAAGCTGTAGTTGAAGCCCCTAAAGATGCAGAGCTAGTGTACAAAGCTATTTTAAATGTGTTTCCAGTTGTAGCTGTAAAATCGTGAACTCCTTTTAAAAGTTCTACTTTAAAACTTGTGCAAATTGCCGATGTTATTGCCATAATTTATCTCCTACGGGTTTGCTGAGGTTACTGGTATACGAACAGTGCCATCAGTGTAGTCATCTCTTCGTCTTCTACCAACTTGCTCGTTAGCAAACTTCTGTACTTCTTGTTTATATTTATTTTCGTATAAAGTCAACATATCTATTGGACCTTTTAAAAATCCATATGTTTCTGACAAACAGCAATATAATAGCCCGTTTGGAAAATTAAGACTAATATAATTAGTTGTATTATCTGAGGCCAAAGTAGCTGGCATTTTATTGAAATGAATTCTAAATCTATATGTTGTATTAGGGACCGGAGACACGATAATACGTCCAGAGTTAGTATCCCCATCTCCTGTTGCTCCACCATACATAGCATAATATTTAGGCTGACCTTGAGCTGCAGATGTGCCTGTAATATCTTGATATTCCTGTAAATATGTGTAATCTTTTTTCTCTAACCATCTATTAGCGCCAGTAATTTCTGATCCTGCAGTATCATAAACTTGGACTCCTCTTACAAACAAAGCTCCTCCCGGAACATTTATAGTTTCTTGACCCGCAACAAAATTACCTAATTGTTGTTGTCTGTCAGCATCTATAGGTATATCTCTCATAATTCTATACTGTGCGTTAAGAACTATATTTTCTAATGTAGAATCTGATAACACAGTAGAATCTGTTTCTGTGTAATTTCTAATCTGTGTAACTAATCCACTGTAACTTAATCCAGCCATTATTTTCCTTTATGTTTTAAACGTATCTTTTTTTGTTTTGCAGTTTCGCCCACAACCTCTTGTTCGTTTTTATAAATAGGTGTATCTGATTTTTCAGGATGTAACATTACTTCATGAGGGTCCATTTCCTCTTTTGGTGTAAACCAACCTTTAATTATATTTATAATATGTTTTATCATGCGCTTAATGTGACTGGTCCAACGGAACAGCCAACTCCTCCTCCTTTAATTTCACCAACTGTAGCAGTATCTGTATCAACTGTAAAGAAGAAGAAATTTGCCACAGCATAATCTGTACTAACTCTTGCACCATCTCTAAATATTCCAGTTGTTATTGCATATCCTGCTGCTTTTGCAATGTTAGCTCCTGTAATACCGTCAAAGTCTGCAGGATTATTATATTGAAATGTTCCTCCGCCACCAGTATTTAAAGCTGGTGTTCCTCTAAATCTATATGTTGTTCCGTTTGTTAAACCGTGACCGGGAGCTGTAACATTTATAACTCCTGATCCTGCTTGATAAGTTTCAAAACCATCTTCTGGAACAGAATATGGAACAGCATTTTCTGTTCTTGCAGTTCTAACATGTCTTAATGCAATACCATCAGCACTCTGTGGTTTTGGTTCTAACTGTGGTTGTTTTGGTTCAAACTCAGATACATGCACAAAAGATCCGTTCCATTCTCTAACCATTTCTCTGTATGGAAATTCTAAACCAGATCTATCTGATATTGCTTTTGCGTATTTACCTGTTGCGTATTTTGACATTATTTTTTACCTTTTTTCTTTTTCTTCTTACCGCCGGGTCCTAAAGGTTTATCTATTAAACCACCTTTTTTTTCACCTTTTCTCATCATGTCGGCCTTATCAGCCATCAAATTATTTAATTTTCTAATGGCTTTTTCGTAAACTTTAGATTGTTGACTTCCACTTAAATCGTAAAAATCTTTACCATATATTTCATCAGCTAATTCGTCTGCTATATTTTGTATTTTATCTTTATCCATAATTATGCTCCTGGGTAATAAGTTTTTGGTGTTATGTGTGTGCTAGAAGCAGAACCGTCTTCTGCTAATGCTCTTGCTAATTCATCTTCATAATAAAGTTTCATAGCTTGCACCATTTGTGGTTGATATTTTTGTGCAAGATAAAAAGCTAAACCTGAAGTCATACAAGGCACAAATCTAAACGGTATATCAGTTGCGTTTGTATAATCACCTACATCTTGAATTCTTTTTATGTAATAAATATGCATATCTTTAGATGCATTTGTTGAATCTGGTGTAGGGTAAACTTGAATACTTACATGATCAATAAATCTTTGTACAAAATATTGATTAGGTGTTCCTTTAGAAAGTTTGTTTGAGAAACCTCCATAAGATGATCTATCAACTTTTGTCATTGGACTATCTGATTGTGTAGTCTGAGTTCTATTAGATCTTAATTGTGCTTCAAGGACATCGGACATTCCATAAATGCCGTTTGTTGGTGTAGTAGTTGCAGAAGTTCCATCATCACTTGATCTAAAAAACTTATATTCTGCTTGACCTTCAATCATGTCAATATTAGTTTCTGCTATTTCCCAATAGTGAATACCTCTATTACCCCATTCTTGAAATAGGATATTTAAAGATCTTCTTGCAGATTTTAATTGATAACCGGCAACATTTTGTAAACCAATACGTTCAAAAGCTTCTTCTACTATTTCATCAATAGCAAAAGTTCTGTCGAACGTTGTTGTTCCCGAAGTAGTATTAGCCATCTAAACTCCTACGATTCGTAAACTTTAATCCATTCACAAACAATTGTAGCCGAATCTCCATCAGAACAAGCTGGTAAAACTACGTTAACATCACCTGTAAAACCAGTAGCTTCAGTGTTTTTTAGTCCACCAAAACTAGAATAATCATATTCCATTTCACCTGCTAAAGTTTGAAATACTACATCTGTGTCAGCGTCCCACTGCATTCTAATTGCATCCACTGGTGCCGTTACAGAAACATTAAAACTAATTTTATTTAATCTTACAGTTTTGCAAGTTTTATTTGCTGGACTTGAATTTAATGCAGAAACATCAACTATTTTAGTTGTGCCTCCACTAGAATCAGAAACTACATTGTAGTGAGTGATAAGTTTTTTTGATCCGTCGAATACAGTCGTGTTTAATACTGTGTCTGCCATGTTTTCCTCCTATTAAAGAGCGCCTGCATTACCAGGCGCTCCGAGTTAATTATTTATTATGACGCAAATACAAATGCACCAGTAGTTTGAGTTGTTTCTCTCGCTAATGATGATGCTATGTGCCATGTACCTTTTTCATAACAAATGAAAGCAATCTGTCCACCAACAGTCAGCAAGTTAGTTGCTGCGTTTGCTGGTGTGAAAGTTAATTTAGTTTCACCTGCTGCTGAAGTATCGAAAGTAGCTTCTGATGAAGCTCTTGATTCGATAACTGAACCAGTTGCCCAAACATCAGAACCAGCTGCATCAAAAACTAATGTTGCTGTTCCTCCAGTTGTGTCAACTGCTTGACAATAAACTACTATTGTACCTTGCGTTGCTGCAGGTAAAGTACAAGTTGCAGCTGCTGCACCTGTGTAGTTTATTACAGAAATAGTGTCTGCCGCTAGTGTAATACTAGTAGCTGTTGCTACATCTGATACTGATAAACCAGTTAAGTCAGGCATACCTGAACTCATTCTAGTTGTTACTGCTCCAGTAGACGTATTTTTAGTCGCTACTTGAAAGCCTTTTTCCGAACGTACCGGTCCGTTAAACGTTGTTGAAGCCATAATTTTATCCTCCTAGTTTCCGAACATAGTCTCTAGGCCGTCCACTATACGGGTCTATGTTCTAATTAATTGTATAGTAATAAAATTATACACTACATTTTAATAAAGCGCAAGGTAGCCTGTGATGTGAATTGAATTTATTCAACGATGTAGCTTTTTACTAAGTAGCTACAGAAACTTCGGGTGCAGAGTCGTCAATCTTATTTAACAGATGCTCTTTTTTAGCTTCTGCCATTTTTATATGGCTAATTACTTCTCTGACTTTTCTGTCAATCTTAACCATATTGAGAGTATATCTACCCTCCTTAAGATGCTCCTGCTCCCATTCTAGGTCCAGACCCTTCTTCTTCGTGTAAAGGTCGTTCAGATGTTGTTGCATCTCCATTTATAACCTCCTCATAGGTTATTCTTTTTACTCTTGGGTCATGCATTTCTCCAAGAGACTCCCACTTTATATCATTTTTTCCTAATTTGTCAATGATAGCGTTTTCTATGTCTTGAGGAGTATCCAAACTATCTACGGTAAAATCACCGTGCATTTGATAAGCAAATATTTGGATTCTAAATTTTTTCATATCTCACCAGTTTGTTGATAAATGGGGCCGTTTTAAGGCGGCCCCATAAATTTTAGTTATTACGCACCTTCTACGCCAAAGATACCTCTAGGGTCTGATACTCCGAACGAGTATCTTTCTCTAGCTTTGTATCTAACGTTTCCAGTATCGAAATCACCTTCCATTGCAGTAGTTAATGGAGCTCTTGTGAACATTTTCATTCCATTTGGAATGTCTGTAATGATATAGAACGCATCAGTATCAGTTAGGTAGTTGTTCACTCTATAACCTTGAGGAATCATACCCATAGATACGATAGCATTGATATCATTGTCAGCTGTTCCAGTTCTACCTTGAGATTTCATCAATCTCTCAGCTGTAAACTGAAGCTCAGAAGGAATAATCATTTTTACTCCTCTTGCTGCAACTCTAAGACCTCTTTCGTCAGTCATAGCCGCAATATCAATTAACGACTGCTCTAACGAAGTTTCGTTAAGATCCGCCTGTGTACTTAGGGTATTTTTGAAAGTACCCGATACAGTAGGGTGAGATGTGTTAAACAAGCTAACGCCATCACCTGAATCAAAGTTGTCAGTTGATGGTAAACCTTGAATTAAAGGTTCTACCGCTTTTACTTGTTTCGCATTGCTCATAGATCTTGCTAAAGCTTTTGTATATCTAGACGCAAGTCTGTCATACAAATTGTCCTCGATCGCTTCTTCAGTGATCGCGAACGCTAAAGCCACTGTCTCGTGAGTGTATCTAGCTGTGAAAGTCTCTTGTGCATCATCAAATGATACGCCTTGACCTTCTGCTTTTACTTGTGCGTTTCCGAATCCAGATAACATAACTTCTTCTTCAAAAGCTCTGTCAGAAGATTCGTTAGTATAAATCTCAGCATGCTGATTTTCATACCTTTTATATTCCAGGCCGAATAGTGCATTCAATCCTGGCTCTAGTTCTTTAACTAGTTGTGATCGTGATATAGCCATAATTTATTCTCCTATTC